ACTCCATACCAGCGGTAGCGCCTGCCAAAGCGTATTCGCCATATAGTCTATCGTGTCCCACGGTTGTCCAAGTTTTAAGTCTTTCATTTGTTTCCTCCTCTATTTGTCTATCTATAGTTTTACTTGACAGTTTAGCACATTCTCTAAAAGCACTTTTCCAAGTATTGAAGGGATCTGTGTTAAACGCTGTTATATTACTTACTTGGTTCATTACTTTAAATTTATCACTTATGCTGGTAGTCATGTCGTTAGTATTTGTATCCATATCTTTTGTTAACGTAGTTGGAAATAATTTTACACCTCCATAACCATACACAAGGTCATTAATTGGATTCATACATCTGTATACATGGACTAGATCCTGTTCTCTCGTAGTGTATCCAAAATCAAATTCATCTACAATTACAGCATCGCCATCCACGACATAAAAGTAACTTGTCTTGACAAGTTTCGCCGCTTGTACATGAGCATTGTGTATACCTTTTACATTACTCACACGTTTTACTCTATCACCAAAAATACCTACTGTGTTAAATCTTGTATAAAGATCATCAAAATTTTCTTCTGCGTTAGGTTCATTATAGCTTATAAAAACAATATCATACATTTTTACAAATCTCCAAAAATTTTGTGTACTCCGGAAATACTTTATTGAATTCTACATTTCTCCGTTTATCATATTGTTTTGTAAACATATAAAACATTTTTTGAGCTTCTTTTTGTTCTTTTAAAAAATTATCTTTGTTAGAAAGTCTATGCTCAACATCAGATACAATACGTTCTAGCTTAACTGTTTCTATTTGTTTGAACCCGTGGAGGTCTGTATTTTGTTGCATAAATTTTAAAGCAGGTTTTAAATAATCTTCAATTACTTGTTCATTAGCAATTTTGACATCTAAAAATCCAGGATTTCGCACATAAGGAATATCAATCAATATTCGTTGATTGCCTTTATGCTTTCCAAAATAATTTGACTTCAAATATAATACCCAGATCAAAAAAGCCTTGAACGTTGTTAAACTGTAAATATTAAAGGCACACATAAAACTTATTTTACTAGTGGTATTCCTAGCAAAGTATTCAATATTATCTGTAAACAAATTCCAATCCATTCCAAATCTACTGTACTCTGCTTGTGGACCTGTGCTTTCGGCACTTGTATACAAACAAAATTCTCTAATAGCATTAGAATCTTCTAGTTTTTTTATAGACTTTGTAAAAACTTTCCATAGATCTTTGGGAGGACATCCATTGCTATTGATGGCAAACTTTAAATTAGGTTGCGGATGTTCAATAAGATAATCTATTACCCGTTGCGTATGTTTACTTAATAATGGTTCTCCTCCTGTAATACGAAAAGTGTGCATGTGTTTTACTGCTTCAGGGAACCATTTCCAAAACGCTTCAATATAAGGATTTTCTTCACGTTCTGGAATAGGAACCTCATCTGGATCGATCCTGTTGTAAGACCAAACGTCTAAATCATAAGGTCCTTGTGTTTTTATTTCTTCCATCCATTTACTACTGAATGGAGGGCCACAGTAAGCACACTTAAAATTACAAACATTACTAAAACTTATTTCTACATATCTTGGATAAAAGTCTTCATTACCTGTAAATTTACTGATTGTATCATAATCACTCCAACTAAAAGCATCAGCACTTTTATAAACTCTGTCACTAAATTTATCAGTGTTATCTTCAATACGCCAACAGTAATCACACTCAGCTGGACGTTCATTATTAAGCATTTGCTTTCTCACGTTTTTTTTAAATCCTGTGTTATGTAAAGCATTGGGATTATTTTTTAATTCTTGGAGATCAATTCTATGTGCCTTGACATGATGACAACTGTGATTGATCCCAGTGCCTAAATGAATTGTCACTTGTGTCCATTTTGCCAGACAAAATCCGCATCCGACATTATCTAATTTTTGCTTGACTTCACTCGGTTCACCTTTAAGCATTATTTTTCCTGATCAATGAACTGTTGATTTCCGCCTCTGCTTGGATTTTGATAAACAGTTTTAAAGAATGAACTTTGTTCTTCGTTTAAAGGTTGTATTGCTATCGGAATCTCTAGATTATTTACTAGATCACTTCCATGATTAAAGATTTCATTGTGTAAGACATCTTCAGGCATTGAATCTCGACCGGCCCAAAGATTGTTAAGATATTCAAAATCTCTAACATTAACATAGTCCCAATCAGACAGCATAGTCATACAAAGTCCTTCCCTTGCTCCCAATATTGCCCAGTTACCGTTCTCAATGTCAGCACCTACCATTAACCATATCCATAACCTGTGTAAATTTTTCCAATGTCCTTGTAAGAACTGCTCTTTAGTAGGTTTAATTCCTCTGTCAAGTGCCATCTTTACACCTTCACGAAATCCTGCTCTCCAGGCTTGATGTGGTGTTTCATTATTGTGAACATCTGAGTAACAACTATTTTGTTGAATATATTGTACGTCCCAACAAAAATCTACTTGAGCGGATTGATTGTTAGGATCAGCATTTTCATGTGTACGCATATTTAGAACAAATTCTTTAGGCCAGCATTTAAGTCCACCATTACCATACATGAGTCCGTTGATTGTATTCTTTCCGCACCAACTTATAACACTATTGGCTAAATCTGTGTGTTCGTCAAAATCTAAAACTTGGTTTATAAAATCTTGACGTATTGTATTATCACCGTCTACTGTAACAAATCTATCTGTTTCTGAAAGTTCCGCACACGCCTTGTGTGCCGCATCTGAACCTTCTACACCGTGTACACGTTTTGCCCATGGAACTTTTGTAAGTAGATCAGCATAATTTTTTTCAGCATTTGGTTCATCATAACTTAGATAAATTATATCTAATTCCGCAATTTTTAATTTCATTGTATCTCCTCATATACGCAACGTAAAGAATTACTGTCAGTGTATATGCTGTATGGCTCATCTAGATCGGCTTGAAAGCACAACCTTTCACCTACCGTATAATCCACAGATTTTATAAGAAAATGAGGATCATTCTTTTTAGTAATACTGAACATAATATTCGAATCAAACTTTACATTAGATAAGTCTTCAATAGTATTAATATAACACGAATTCTTATTTTTATCAACCGAAAAGATAACATCAAAATATGGATCTTTACTCTTTTCTTTTACTTTATTTAGAGTAAAGCTGTGTTCTATTACATTGTTCTCTAATTTTCTCAATTGATATCTTTTGGAAACAGAACTAAACACTACTTTATAATCTTCCATTTTGTCTTTGTATGTCTTTATAGGAGCTATTTGTTCTTCAGTAACTTCGATAGATTCATAACCAGGATGTGACGAACAAGGCCCTATTGAATATATTTCACCTGTATCAGGAGTAAACGATACATATTGTTTTATCTCAACTTTTATATCAGGCATTGTATCTTCCTATAACGTCTTGACAAAATTTATGTTCAACGTAATGAAAAACACCAAATTGCTGATAGTTTCCTACTTTGAGATTTAAATCTTCATTCAAGTAAAAAGGTAAATCTTCCATCCAAGATTCGTTTGCTACCTTCCAGTCTTGAACACGTGATTTCATATGGACAAAATTTATAGAAGTAATCTTATATTTTTCTAAACTACTGTTTAAAATTGCTAAGGCATGATTTACATCCATACTTGATACTTTAGGTTTAAGTTTTTTTAAATGGATATCATAAAACTCTTCACTATGTTTACATATAATCTCTAAATTTTTATAGTAATCTAAAGCAATGTTATCTTGTCTAAAAAAATGAAAAGCATTATAGATGTTAGGCAAATTATTCTTAACAAAAACTTGTCTATAAAAATTATTTGTTACGGTATTACCTCTATAAGTTTTAGCATCAGTCAAAAAACCCACACTAAAGCCTTTAAGTGTTTCCCAGATGTAATCTATGTTAGTCAAAAATAATATATCTGTATCTAACACAATAGTTTCCTCATAGGGAGTAACATGAAATACTTTCCAACGATGTTCTGTACTATAAAAACTTTTATCTGATTTTCTTTGTGGCACTTCTATAATTTTATCAAACAAATTTTTATATTTTGTAGGAATAGCATCATTTGTCATTATAGATACATTTGATATATCTTGTGTTTTTTTAATACTGGCCGCACAAAGACATGCCTGCTCGACATAATCGTTGCCTAAAGCTACAAGCATATATCCTTTAGACATTTAGTAACCTTTCCAAACTAAATTTGTTCATCACATGGACATTCATATCTTTTGTTGAAGATAATATATATTCGCCGTGGATATTTTCTTTTTGTAACAAGAATATAAGTTTAGCATCATCTATTTTATGTAACAAATCTCTATCCAATGTATAATACAAAGTTCCTGGCAAGTTTTTAGCCCAGTTTCCCTCCATAAAACCATTCATTATATGAATAGCCATACTGAAAATATGATCGTTACGAAAATTTCTTGACCCTAGATCGAAAACCTTAGCAAAATGACTCCAATTATTTCTTAACGTCTTTAATAACTGGAAGAAAATTTTTGTTTCTGCTGTTTTATTAAAACAAAAAGCAGTTGCCCAATAAAAACTTATACCTTTGTCATTGATATAATCAAATTCAGTGTGTTCTCGCCATGTTGTCAAGTCAGTACAGTCTTTGTATATTTGAAAAGGGTAGTTTGTATCAAACGAATTTTTTAGATCATCGTTACACAAAATAACATCTGTATCTAACACCAAAGTTTGTTTATATGGAGTTAAATCAAAACTGTCTATTCTACCAGCATTATTAAACGCAACATTTACATGAGTATCTGCTCCGTCATAATACCTTTTGTAATTACCAGTAGGTGTTTCTACAGGTATTATCTTATCAAAAAATGTTTTATCGACTTTGTTAGGTGTAGAAGTTACTACCGATGTGGGTAAATCCAAGTACCTTTTAACTCTTAACGCCAATTCTTGGGCTTGTAGAATATAGTTTATTTCACTGTTGTTATTGGCAAAACATAATACACCATTAGACATCTACTAAACCTTCTACGCTACGTTTGGTGCTTAAAGTCTTGTAATCGCCCAAGTATTTGTTGGTCGCATCTGTGTATTGTTGTGTGGCTTTTGTTATAAAATCATCTATATCATTAATTTGTATTGGAGTGTTATTATCATCAATAAGAACTGTTTTGCTACTATTGTTGCTTATCATATAAACAAAGTTAAGAAGTTCTTTTGTAATAGTAAACTTACCATTATCAGAATACATCACAAGATCTCCCAAATACTTTTCATGAAGAATTCGTTTTTGGGTATTTAGAGTAGCAGTAAAATTGGAAAATTCCAACGCTTTTTTTAATGCTTCATCCATAGTTATACTCCTAGTTTACAGTATAACTATTTAATCTTATAGCCCGTTAGTAGTATTGAAAGTTGGCGCTGGTACATTTACAGCGTTGGTGTTATTTGGTCTATTTTGTTGTGCTGTGCTTGTTGTTGTAGCAGTAACAGCTTCATCAAAATTTGGATTTGGTCCTTTATCTTCATTGAATGTTACTCTGAAAAACAAAGTAGCACCACTTTTATATGCTTCAATCAAATAATCGTTAGCACTATACGCACTAGCAGTTTTATTAAAAATAGTTACATATGATCCAGGTAAATTAACGTAACCATAGCTTGTTCCTGTAGAACCATTACTTGTATTACTTCTTCCAAAAACTACAGTACCAACTGATGACATTAAGTTTCTCCAGTCATTGTTGATTGTGCTATTTCCAGATCCTATTGTTCCGCTTAAATTAATAGTTCCGCCAGCATTAAAAAATACACGCATATGATCAGAACCACTTATAGTAGTTGTACTACCATCTCCATTTGTAACTGAATATCCGCCAAAGGTTACTGTAAAGTAATGGTCAATATCAGTTGACCAAGAAGCAGATCTAGAACTTGATGTTCCTGCTTGTAAACCTAAGTTTCCAGCGTTAACACTTAATCTTGATGCTTGAGCTGTAATACTTAAACTTTCGTATTGAGCGTAGCCTTTTTTAGTAGAGTTATTACTATCTTCTATTGTATCTCCAGCTGATGGTGGAGCTATTTCACCAGGTAAACTTCCTGTTTGATGAACTCTTATTTTGGTTAGGTCTGTGTCTAGGTTGACCATATCTTGAGCTGTAACTGTGTTACCTACTACAACAGTCTGACTGGTTACTGCTTGTCCGTATCCTTCGTCTCCTGCTCCTAATCCTAATACTGCCGCTACTCTTGCTCTTATATTATTATATCTTGCCGCGGTGATTGTATCGCCTACTGCCATTTTACTTCCTTATATTTTACAACTTTAAAATACATTCAACTAAAGTCTCTTCGTGCCTGTCGTTGCTTTCTAAAGCTATTCCAACCATGTCTCCGTTTCCTTCAACACTTGCTGTTCCGTTTTCAGCAACATATACAGCTTCACCTTTATTTACCGGTCCTGTAATTCTCACTGGCACTCTTCCGACTAAAGCTACTGCTTGACCTTCAGACTCTGAATTCATCAAATAAGCAGGTTTAGTACTGATTACTCCTATACATGTAACATCACCTTCTGCCGCTGTAGCTTCTTTTTCGCCGCCTATCATCATGAGTGTTCCTACAGGATACTCAATATCTGTTACATATTTTTCTGCCAAGTCAGCATATCTAGCCTGGGTTGAAATTCCGTTAAAAATATTTGCCGCTAAATTACCACTTGAATCTCTTACAGCTACCGTATTATTTGTAGCACTAGTATCACCTGTTCTAAAATTACTTCCAACTTGTAAATTGGTAGCATTTGTAGCTAATCCAATAAATGATGTAGCATACATTGATCTAAATTTAAAATTGGTGTCACCTATGTCAAAAGTAGTAGTAGATGTAGGAATTAATCCTGCCGCCTGTACATGGAAAGGTTCTGTTGTAACTCCTCCACTTGACTTTACTTTGAATCTAATTTTCTGTCCTACAGTATTATCTATTACTGCTTCATCACCAGATCCTGCTGTGTCAATCTTGACAAGTAGATCGTTAGCATCACCAACTGTAAATCCAGCGTCTTTAAATCTTACTATGCTGTTAAAATTAGCCGCTCCTGATAATGCGTAATCACTTGCTGGTAAACCATTTAATTTATCAGAGTTTGTAGCAGTACCATAAAATCTAAATGCTCCACTTGTTACTCCGTCGGTTCCTGATGTAGTATTTCTTAATGTTAAACCTTGTCTTACAACATCAAATCCTGTAATAACGTTTGTTGGATCAGTAGAATCTATAGTAAATTCTGAATTACTAATAATAAAGACAACTCCGTCTTCTACAGTACCTTTAATAATTGTTCTGTTATTTTGACTAGAATCTCTTACTTGGCCAGTTACCATAGCAGAAACTGTAGCACCAATACTTTGTGGACCAATTAAAACAAAGCCCCCAGCGGCATTTTGTGCGTACAATTGATTGTTACCGCTATCCCACCAAAAATCACCAGTGGTTAATCCAACAGGCTGTGTTGAACT